GAAAAATTACGATCTCGGCCAGTCCGTCAAATCTTGAACTATCCGCGAACTTGCGAGTCCCCTCACCGGCGGTCTTGCCTTGCCTATTAGGGGTTACCCCCTATGGGTGTTGGCGGGTCGGTTGATTGTATTTTTTCCTGTTTTGGCGTGCGTTTTGTTGTTTTTGTTGTGTGTGCTTGCTTAGCTTGTCCACTTGTGTTTGGTTCGTTTGCGTCATGCTTGTGCTTGCGTTTGCGGTTTGCCTGTTGGCTGCGCTTGCGGTTGCTGCTGCGGCTTGGCTTAGCGTCGCGTCCAGTGTTCGGCACTTGCGGTTGCTTTGTGTTGGCCGTCTTTCCTGTTGCAGCTGCGATGTTCTGGCCCTGTCCAGCTTTGTCTGTTGTCTGTGTGGCCGAGGTCCCATTGGTCTGCGGCTGTGACTGGCTGTCCGCATTTGGCGCAGGTGTGTGTTTCGCCTGTGGCCAGCCGTGCCTCCCATGCCCTGCGGAGGTGGCGGTGTGCCGCATCGTATCCTCTTGCTGTTGAGCTGCCGCGCTGCCGCTCGTATGCGTGTGCGTGGATGGCGCAGAAGCGTGTGCCTTGTTTGACGAGTTGTGGGCAGTTGTGCCAGGCGCATCTGCGGAGACTCATGTGGCCTTGCCGCCTTCCGTGGGCTGGTAGTGTCCGGCATGTCTGGGGTACGTCTCCCGCGAAGGTCCCCCAGCTGGCCACCCCCGATTCATGGGCTACCGACACAACGGGTGTCGCCGCCATGGTCGACGTCCTTCGGTGCGACGGCTCCAAGGGTTGCTAGTGGCTCCATGCCGGACAGGATGATTATAGCGAATGCAGCCGGATATGAATAATGGTCCAACCGTTTCCGGCTGAACCATTTTACTACTGTACGACAGTATAGCATTTCAACGGTGACAGTCAAGTAGTGCGGCCAACTCGCCGAGGTTGAACGTGTACTGCCGCTTGTGTTCCGTCGGCGTGGCGTGCGACAGTTTGCCACGTTTGAGCCATTGGCTGATGAGGTTGCGTGATACGGTCAGGCCGTATCGTTTCAGCTCCTTGGCCGCATCGCTGGGTGTGCCGGTGATTTGCACTTGCCAGAGTCTTTCGTCTCGGGCTGCTTTGATTGCTGGCGCGGCCCATTCCCTGTGGCAGCCTTGGCATGTGACAGATTCTGCTTCTGGCGTGCCGGTGAGCATGCTGTCACATTTTGGGCAGGTGCCGAGGATTATGAGCTCGTCTTCCGTGGTCAATGCTCGTTCGTTGCGTCGGATGATGTGTTCCAGGGCGGCGTAGTCGTCTGCTGCTGTGCTCATGTTGAGGATGGTGTGCCGGTTGCTGATGATGGCATACCATGCTTTACGCCAATCGTATGCGGCGTATGCGGCGCGTATTTTGCCTGCCTGTTCGGCCAACCATGCCTCGCTGTCTGCGATGAGGTCCTGCGCATGGGTATCGATGGGCAGTGGCGCACTACCGCGATTGGGCGTGTGGCCTGTGGGGCCGATGTGCGCTTGTCGGAGCATGATGCTTCGCAGGGTCGGGAGCTGGATGTGTCCAAGCTGGCGGATCAGCGTCCAGTAGTCTGTGCGGCAGTTTGCGCAGAGCAGATTGTCCGACGCCTGTTTCATGGGCTTGTGGCAGTGCTGGCAGTCGGTCAAAGTCGGGTCTCCTTGTCGTACTGGTGGATGATCGCGGCGACTTCCGCTTTCGGCACTTGCGGCACGAGCGGCGCGATCTCGTCGAGCGCATAGCCGGCCTGATGCCACTTGACGATCATGTCCATGAGGGTTTTCTTGACTTTCATTTCGTTTCCTTCTTTGTTTTGACTGTGAATGCGGCCAGTCCGGTATCGGCATGGAACACCTTGACCGGTTCGCCAGTCCTCAAGGACATGGCCTGCGCGTAGTCGCCAGCATCGTCGATGTCCTCGAACGTTCTGACGCCTTGCCGGGTGACGACGTTGTAGCTCATCTTGCCGGCTCCTTGTCCGCGCCGCTCACATGGTCCCAGTCGCATGACAGGCCGCCCTTCTGGTAGCCCGCGTAGACGACGCAGACCACTTGCCTCGTGTCGGACAGTGTGACGATGCATTCCTTGATGTCGTCGCTGGACCTTTTGGAGCATGTGGTGCCGGTGGCGGCGATGGCGTGGGCTGGGGCCGACGTCTTGGACGCGCTTCCGCATCCCGCGAGCGCGAGGAGGAATACCGGTGTGAGCAGGAGCATGGTGATGGCGGCAAGGCCGATGCCGGCGAGCGCGAGTGGTTTGCGTTTTCTCATTTCGAGTGTTTCCTTCCTTGTCTGGCGGTTGACGTTGTCACTCATTTTTTGGAACTCCTTAACTGATTGTGAATATGATGATCGGGGCGACGCACAGGCAGACCGTCAATACGATGCCGAACGCGATTTCAAACGGGTTGCGTTTCATTCGACGGTCTCCTTGTACGGGTTTTCGCTTGTATATTGCGGAAAGTCGCATTCCTGGTCTTTCCATCCGGCCGTGTAGCCTTCCTGCCATGCTTTGCGACGCTCGTGTTCCAACCATTCCAAGCTGTACATGGTTTCCGGTTTATCGTGTTTCATGATTTCTCCTTGTTGAGTTTGTCGGCTAATTCGCAGGCCTTTTCGTCTGCCTGTGCGGTTTCTTCGTCGCGTCCGAGTGCTTCGAGCACGTGGCGGCATTTCCACGTGTGTATGTGTCGTTTCGAGGGTGGTATGCCGCTCATGTTGGCGCGGCGTTGGCACCAGCCTTTCCACAGTCGCGTCCAATCACCGATGGCGCGTGTTTCGTCTTGGTGGCGGCCTGCGAATGCGAACCATGCGGATTCGAGGTCGAGGTTCGGATATTCCACGGCTATGGTCTTGTTGGCGACTTCGCGACAATCCCACGAATCGCCAAATTCAGTCACGCCGGTTTCTTTGGAGAAAGAAGAAGAATATTCTTCTTTCTCTTTCTTATCGGGTACGGGTACGGGAACGGGGCATGAGTTTGCCATCGACTTGCCATCGGTTTGCCATGCGTTTGCCATAGGTTTGCCATGGCATTTGCCATCGGTTTTGCCATTTTTGCCATTTTCGTCAACGGTTTTCCGTTTCCAACGACTGTTCGCGCCCCTCTTGCCCGCTTCGCTCCGCTTCCGGCGCAGAGCGTCCACTTCCTCCCCGTCCGGCTGATAGTCGCTCCAATCGTGGAACCGGTAGCCATCCCTTTCGTCGTCACGCTCCCACAATCCGACATCGCACAGTTCGCGCACGGAATCATCGGAGCCGCGGAACATCGGCACCATGCGGGCGGGAATGAACCCGTCCGTCAATTGTTGCGCCGACCATGAGCCGGAACGGAGCCATAATGCGGTTGCCCCGTCAGACAGCATCGCGGTCTTCGGGTTCGAGAAGAAAGAATCATCCACCTTGAACCACATCGACCCTGTTCCCTTTCCTTGAGTTGCACGAGCGGCACATGGTCTGAAGATTCTCCATGGTGTCCTCGCCGCCAAGACTCCACGGAATGATGTGGTCAAGGCTCAGATGATCGGTGGCTCCGCATGCGACGCAACGGCAATGGTCACGTTCGTATACCATCTTGCGTAGCTTATTGCTGATCGGCTTCCTTGACCGTGGGTCGAAGCGCCTGAAGCTCTTGATGTGGTAGACGGGACGGTTGAGGCGAATTTTTTCAGTCTTCGTGATGAGTCCTGCATCTATAAGCGCTTGAAGCTCTTCATCCTCCCCGTCAAGGACATATCGGAAGTCTACGTAGGGGATATCTCCGTAGCTTTTGTTGTCTGAACACCAAGAGATCATCATCACGTAAACGCCTATGGATGCGGGGTTCTTGTCCATGAGATGCAGCATCGTTTCGTCCCGATACCACGAGACTGGAATCTGAAAATGGCCCATCTCATTACTCCTTTCACATGCTCCAGAATCGTTTGTAGAATTCGCTGTCGGTCATGCCATCCTGCGGGTCCATGCCAGTCGGCTTGCGCACGGACAGCTTGTATCCGCAGTATGGGCAGGTCACGTAATATGTGCCGACAACCTCTCCGCAGTGGGCGCATTCCACATATTTGATCGTTTTGCTCATTCGCTTACCGCCTTCCGTGCGATTTCGAGCATTTCCCGAGCGTCCCTGATGTAATTGGCTCGCATCTCCGGCTCGGCCAGAGTCCAGAAGCAGTCCTCACTGGGCATGACGTCTTCCCAGGCTGGTGCCATGTCCCACCACAGCAGTTTTTTCGCCACGGCCTCCACCTCAACGTCAGACGGTGGCGCTTCGCGGCCTCGAATATAGGCTTCCTGCAAATCGTCAGTATTGGCAGCGAAAACCTTCTTGCAGCCCGAACCGTCATTCCAGTACTCGGTCGGGTACACCTTTTCGGCTTCATCCTCTGAGATACTCAATTTGTCCTCTTTCCGTTTGCTTTGACCATTGCCCAGAGGATTTCGCTTGCCGGACGTCTCCGGTATGACATGTCGTTGTATGACTGCACGTGGCCGAGAATCAGTTTCGAGCCGGTCGAATCGGGGGTAAGGATCGCGTTCACGCGCTCGGGCACCATCTTCTGCCATACGATCTCGTCGCACAGTTCCTTCGTGCAGACCAGGTAATTCTGGTCGCCGTAGAAGGTCAGGCCGTTGCCGCTCGTGAAGTCGGCCATGCATGACTTCACTTCGTAGAATCCGAAGCAGCCTTTCTCCACGCTTGCGGGCACTGGCTCGCCGTTGATGTTCCATGGCTTGAAGCCAACGTAATCCACTCGCCTATCGTCAGGCGTGTTCCGGTCGAAATTGACCTCACTCGCCCAAAACGCGGTCTGATTCCTCAATCTCTTCTCGACCAGCTTGGACAGCATGGCAGTGGTTTCAGTCCTGCTCATTCCGTGTCCTCCTTGTCACGTCGTTCTTGGCAGTAGTCGTAGAACATTTCGGCGGTGACGGCCACCGCATGCCAAAATGACTCCTTCTCGTATTCCTCGGCCTCATATGCCAGTCCTTCTCGGCGTCGGGCTTCTGCCGCTCTTTCATAGGCGATTGCGCCTATTTCGCATATGGCCTGCACGTATCCATCGCGGTAGTCGCTCATTCCGCGTCCTCGCTTTGATTCGGCACCTCGGACGGCATGGAGCCGGAATAGCCAAGCATGGAACGGCAAAGCTCTAGCATTTCATGGAATGCGTTAACTTGGCCGTCATAGAAGTCTCGGTCGCTCTTTCTGCGGACATCGAATCTGGAAAGTCCGGCTTCATGACAGCGACTTTTCGCCCAGTCGATGATCTCGTTGAGCGTCTTGTCTTTCTGCGTGATGTTAGTCGCCATCATTCCTCCGTGTCCGGGCCGAGCGGCAATCCACTGTTGAGTATCAATGCGAACTCCTGCAATGTGATCAGTCGCATGGTTTTCTTCCTTCCCAATGGTTCGGGTTTGATTCGCGCGCGCAATGCCGATGGCGAGAGCCTGAGCATCGCGTCCATCACTTCGGTGGTGGTGTAGGCGTGCTGTTGTCCGAGCTTGTGCATGGACGTGAGTCCCACGCCCGCCTTCTTCTGGACGACCCACGGGTAGGGCGAGTCCATGTTTCCCGCTTCCTTGACGGCCTCGCGCATATGCTGCGGCGCGTCCATGGTTTGCGTCCATTTCACTTCGATGCACACGGGCCGGCCGTGCCAGTACACGTTGCCGATGTCTCCGATGTCCTTGCTTCCGTGGAGTCGCAGTCGTTGGATGCGCATGTCCCCCAATGCCCACTGCAAGTAGGATTCGACTGCGGTTTCCATGCGCGTGCCGTTGTCCTTCGCGGTCCTGCGGCTGCGCTTGCGCGGCGTGCCGCTCATTGGTCAACCTCCTGTTCTTCGGCTTCGATTTCGCATTCGGGGCATGGGATGGGGCGCGCCGGATACAGCGCGCACCCATGTTTGTGACAGACCGGCAGCACGTCCGGCGGCTCAATCCACTCACGCATCATCAGAAGTCAGGCTCTCCAGCCGGAGCGCCCCACGGATCATCGGCCGGAGCCTGCGACTGCTGTTGTGCCTGCTGATAGCCGCCACCGTTGGCGTTGCCGCCCTGGTATCCGCCTGACTGCATCTTCTGCACCTGAGCCGCCGCATAACGCAGGGACGGGCCGATCTCATCGACCTGCAATTCGATGACCGTGCGGTTGGAACCGTCCTGCGCCTGATAGGAACGCTGCTGCAAACGACCCTGCGCGATCACACGCATGCCCTTCGCGAGGGAGCGGACGCAATGATCAGCCATGTCGCGCCACGCGGAGCAGCGCATGAACAAAGCCTGACCGTCTTCGAACTGGTTCGTATTACGGTTCCAGGAGCGCGGCGTGCTGGCGATCGTGAACGACGCGACCTGCGCGCCAGCGGACGTCGTGCGCAATTCCGGGTCGGCGGTCAGATTGCCGACGATCGTGATAACGGTTTCTCCAACCATCAGAAGTTCCCCTCTTCCTCGGTAAGCGGCGTGATGAAACGAAACGGCATTCTTTCAGTCGGCTCGCTGTTCTTCACGAGAGACTTCCAATTCCTGGCTATGCCCAAATCGAAGGTGCTTGCGCCATAGCTGACGAAAAGCTGCTTCCACGAATCGATGCAGTGCACCCATAAAGCGCCTTGCGCGTCACGGTAGATGCCGTCCTCGTCGGGCTCGGCATCGACAAGCTGCTTCAGACAATCATCTTCAAGCTCACGCGCAACTCTGAGCCGATTTACGATCATCGCGGCATCGGCCTTCTCCACTGCCATCACTCGGCCTCCTTCACGTCGGCTTCGGTATCCTCCGGCATGTCCGCTTCCATGACTTCGGCGGTCACGTCATCGGCTTCGTCGGCGCTATCGTCATCGAGCACAGGTTGGAACACGTCGCCGTAGTCAGGCGTGGTGTCATCATTGGAGGCGGCGGTCTGCGCCTGCACGGTAAGCGGCAGATAAGGTGCGGCACGACGGATGGCGGTCTTCTTCGCCATGGCCTCGTAATCGGTCTTCCACGGGCCGAAATTGCCGCTCTTGCTGCGTGCCCTCGCCTGCTCGATCTCCTGACGGTTAAGGACGAGGAAGTAGTGTCCGCCGTCCTTGAAATGCGCGACCATGTACACGTGGCTCAGTTCGCCGGGGTTGGCGCATGGCACGTGGTGCAGCTCCTCGTTCAGACCATACGAGTATGAGAATTCGTCTCCCTGGTGTACGGCGCGGGCGCTGATGTCCACGAGCTGGCCGCTACGTCGCGCCAAGTCGATCATGCCACGGTAGCCCATGATGAACGTGGCTTCCATTCCGCCGGATTTCTTGTTGTAGAAGGGAAGCACGTAGGCCCGCCCCAATCCGTCCACGTTTGACGGTTCCAATCCGAGCGCGCTGCAGGTCATGAAGCAGGAGAGCACGCTTTGCGGCGAGCATTCAGCCAGTTTCGGTGTCTTGTTGATGGCGGACACGCACATCTGGTAGAGGCGGTCGGGGCTGATGTTGTTGCCGACGACGCTGGCGATGCGCGGCCAGCTTTTCCGCATCAGCATCTGGAGGTTCTTCTTCGGCGTCATTTCGACCATCTGCCGGCCTTGCGCCTGCTGTGCGATCTGTCCCATGATTATTGCTCCTTTTCTTCGGTGGCTTTGAATGCGAATTTGCGGTATGTGGTGGCTTTGACGACGTATTCCTTGCGGGTCGTCGGCTTGTAGGTGGCTTGTAGGTTGCCGCAGCGCACGCCCGTATGCGAGCCGATGCGCAGGATGATCTGCTCCTGCAATTCCTTCTGAGTGGCCTTCATGTCATTCAGCATTCCGGTGGCGCTCTCGTATCGCGCGAGCAGGTCGTAGAGGTCATCGTCGGCGCTTTCGTCCACGATGTCCGGCGTCGGTTCCGGGAACGCCTTCTGCACGTCACCGCCGGTCAACTGTGGTGGAGTGCCGGAAGTGACGAAACGCCAGAAGTCGGCTGCGGCCTTGTCGATCGCGGCCATATCCTCCACGTCGGCCCTGAACGGGATCTCCACCGGCTCGTCGTCTCCGATGGCCGCGTACACGACTCCCCATGTCCATCCGGTCACGAGCGCGTAGAACTCGACCTGGGCCAAGTAGTATGGCGGGATTCGGAGGTTGCCGTCCTCGTCATGCCAGTCCCCCGCTCGACGGTTGCTCGCCGTTTTGATTTCGAGGATTCCAAAGCTCCCGTCCTCCCTTTGCAGGATGCCGTCAAGGGAAGCGCGCATGTACGGCTTCCCGCGCATGATGAATTGCTTGTCGGTGCCGTCCGTGACCAGCATCTCGGGATGATTGGCGCGGAAACGCTTACGAAGCTCGTTCTCCAAGGCATTGCCGCGGATGACAGCCCACTTGTCGGAAATGTCCTCCGGTTCCACGCGGCCGGTCTTCTCAAGCCACAATTCGTAAGGCGTTTTGAAAGCGTTAAGGCCGAGGATCGTGCTCATGTCCGAGCCGCCCACACCAGCCTTACGGCTCTTCAACCACGCGAGATGACGTTCCGTCTTCTTGCACTGCCTGAACCGCTCGACCGTGTAGCGTTCCGTGTCCTTGAGGGGAATACGCTTCATTTCTTCTCCACTTTCACTTCCTGAATTTCGGCATCGAAGTAATTGACAATCAGATTTGCGATGTCCATCGCGGACATTTTGAGTCGGGTGATTTCTTCCTTGTTCTCGGCCTTGACGGTGAAAACGCCGTCCTTGCTATCGAAATTGAGCTTCATTTTGCGTCCTTCGAGTAGTTGGCTTTCAGATCCATGATTTCGCTGTTCAGCAGCTTGGCGGCGAACATGTAGGCCACCTTGTCGTTGGCTTGGTATGCGGCACGCTGCAATGCCGAGATGGAGTCGTAGATATCGACCAGCGCGTTCGCGATGGTGGCGCGTGGATCGGCTGCGGCTTGTGGCTTGGCGCTGATGGTTCCGGTGGTGACGTCGTTTACCGTGAGCTTCGATTCGGTGATGTTGGCCGCTGTGATTTTCGATGTGGTGGTCATGGTTTCTTTCTTCTTTCCGTTTGTGGTTGTTTTCTGTGCTTTGCTGCGTGGCGAGTGCTTGTCGAAGGCCGGCAATAGTCCTTCCTTGCGGAGTTGGCTGAGAATGTTGCCGACTGTTTTCTGGCTTAGGTTGAGCGCTTCGGCTGTTTCCTTGCCGTCGAACGTTTGGCCTTGGCTGATGCGTTTCCTGCAGTGCGCGATGATGAGGTCTCGTTTCGACGGTTCTTCCGGTTTCGACGGAAGGCCATTCGTGAGTAGTCCGGCCTTGCGTAACGCCCGCATTTCCGTGATGTCGAGACCTGCCTCGCCCGACTCGTCGTAGATTTTCTTCAGTTCGGCGAGTTCGCCGTCCGTGTATTCGTGTTTCAACGTTTTCCTTTCCTTAAGTTTTCGATGAGCGCGTGGTTGTCGCGGATTAGCTTGTCCACGTCGATTCCCTGCTGCGTGAGGGTCGGTTTGCCGGTGTCGACGCGTGCTTTCCCGTCGCTTGTGACATTTGGACTGCTCTGTATCCGTGTCACTGGAACGAACATGCCGTTTTTCATCTCGCCACCGTCCTTTGATACCTGTGCGCCAATGCCCACTTTTCCGCGACTTGACGTTGGTATCTGACCTTGCGCCTGTCCTGATGGCCTTCTGGCGGTTCCACGCCGATTTTCAAGTACGGCGGCCCCTTGCCGGTACTCCGCCAATTGGCAAGGGTGCGCACGCTCATGCCGAGCATGACGGCCAGTTCGCCTGGCGTGAGCAGATCGTCACTCATCGTCGGCTGGTGGGAAGTCTTTAGTCGCGTGGCGCGAACCGCACGGTCAGCCATAGGACGGTCAGAATGTAGATGATGCTGACGAGGACGGTGGCGGTCTGTGAGTCCGCCGTCCGCCAAGTGAAAAGCAGTGTCGCCGATGCGGTGCAGGCGATGATGGCGAGCAGGGTCTTGACGCGGCGGAGCGTGTAGTTCGGTTTCGTGTTTCCTGCCTGTCCGCTGTCGTGCAGTTGGTCATGGCTGGTCATTTGCTTGCTTCCATTTCCTTGAGGATTCGATTGCATTCGCGTCGGACGCGCTGCACTTCGGTCTTAGTGAAGTTGAAGTAGTATTGGCCGGTCGATGTGCGGAAGCTCATTCGAGCCATCGGTCTGCCGTCCTGGGCGGTGAAGGCCTGCATATCGAATCCGCCGTCGTCCATCCAGCTCATCTTGTGTTTCCCACCTTGTCGTTGAGTTCGAGCAGGTCGAGTTGTTCACGGCATTTCGCTTCGATTTGCGTCCGCCTGGTCTCGTCAGTCTCCTCGCTGAGCTGGGTGAACAGGTCGCGCAGATTCTGGAGGATCTGATCTCGTCGTTCCAGGAATGTCATCTTGTTGCTCCGATCTTGTTGGAGAGGTTGTAGGCGATGTCTTCGATTTCCGCCGAGGTGAAGTCCGCGAGGGTGACGTCTTGGATGCCGTCCACGAGGCTGGCGCTGCCGTCCTCATGGAGACGGATGTAGAAGCCGCTTGATGCGAGCAGCAGGCTTCCGGTTTCGTGGAGTGTCGGCGGTTTTGGCGGGTTGAGTAGTTGGCTGGTCATTTATGCGCTTCCTTGACGATCGTGTCGATGATGACGTCCACGAGGTCTGGCACGTCGATGTCCATCGGTCCGGTGATGTGGCCGAGGAATCGGCTCGCGTCGATTTCATCCCACTGTTCCGCGTATTGCGGGCGAATCATGTCGCCATGCTCGGCGAATTCGTCGAAGACGGCTTCCACGCAGGTCTTGCGCAGGTCTTTGTTGTAGGTCTTGCTGTCCATCGGATGCTCCTTTGGTGTTCCTTTAGGCTTTGAATTGTTTGATGCTGTCGATCGGTTGAAGCAGCACCGCAGTGAATTGGAAGAGGGTCATTCCAAACATGTCGGCGATTTTTTCCAGATCGCTTACGGTGAAGTCTTTCTTGCCGGTGAGTTTCTTGTTCGCCAGCGGCCTTTCGCATCCGATCGCTTTGGCTATGTCTTCTTGCGTCATACCCCTTCGAGCCATCTCCCCTCGGATGTTGGCTCTCATGAGTTCCGTTTCGCTTGTCACCCAACCTCCTTTCTCGTTTCGTTGCTGATTACAGATAGTACTTATTTGGATACTCTTACGAGAGTACTTAATTGATTACTTTACAAAAAGTACACAATTGGGTATTATGGAGCCATGGGAACAAGAGCTAACACTGACGTTACCGCCGGAGCGCGGAGCGTCATGGAATACTGCAAAGCACTGCAATCCATGAGCGGTATGACCGCTACGGATTTCGCCGCGAAATGTGGATTCAGCCGCAACTATTGGTTCGTCCGCGCTCGGTTCGACGCGCCCTTGACGGTATCGGACTGCGAGCGAATCGCCAAGACATGCGGGATGACATTGCGTCAGCTATTCGCAAACGCGCTGGCAGCACAGGAAGAAAAAAGAACCGCCGAAACCCTCAACAAGCTGCAGAGGGGCGACGTGGCCCTTGCGGCGTATCGGGCCGCTGGCAAGCAGGAGGCCATCAATGGAGAGGCTGGGCCGGATTACGACGAGCCTGCCTGACCTGCCGATCGACCGGCGCATGACCTACGGCGCCATGCGCCGCGCCATCATCGGACTGCCCGTCACCGTGTCCAGCGCCATCCTGCCGGACGGACTATGGGGCTGCTACGACGACGAGAATCATGTAATCCTCATAGACCGCAGGCTCACGTATACGGCCAAACGCTGCACGCTGGTGCACGAGCTCTTGCATTGGAGGCATGGCGACACCGGCTGTTCGAACGATAGTTCGAAATTGGAGCGGCGGGCGCGAACGCAGACCGCCCTCACGCTCGTCAACCCAACCGAACTCGCACTACTCGAACGCATGTACGAGTACGAATGGCAGATCGCGGACGAACTCAACGTGACCACGCAAGTCCTCGAAGACTACCGGAGCACGCTCGCATCGGCGTAGAATCGGCTGCATCCCCCGTCCGACGGAAAGAGAGAAGAAACCAATGAGAATCAGACAGAACAATACGATGCTGGTCAAGCTCAAGGCATGGCTCGACAAGGACGTGAAAGTGAAGTCGGCGGTCTGCTCCGGCATCGCCGCCGTATGCGCGGTGGCGTTGGCCGTCGGAGCGGCCACCTATGCCGCCAGTGTCCATTCCGCCGCGGTCAAGGAAGCCGCCGAGACGATCGAAGCCGACAATGCCGACTATTCGAAGCTGATAGACGAATACAACAAGCTTGTGGACGAATACAACTCACTGTCGGATGATTACGATACCGCCTCGGAGACGATAGACAAGGCTGACGGCATGAAGGCCGACATAAAGAAGATGGAGGCCACGCGGGACAATTTGCAGGCGCAAATCGAATCGTTGACCGGTCAGGTCGACAACGCCAAGAGGACCAGCGCCTCCGATGGCGTGTGGCAGGTCGGCAAGGACATCGACGCCGGAACCTATCGCGCAAACAATTCCGTGACGGACCGCTGTTACTGGGAGATCTCCGTAGGCGATGACATCGTGCAGAACGATATCCCTGGCGGTGGTTATCCGCAGGTGACGGTGAGCGATGGACAACAGTTCAAGCTCCAGAATTGCGGCACGTTCACCAAACAGTGACGTTCTCTTCGATTTGCCCCACATTTGTGGGGCTTTTATATTGGGTATGTAAAATAAGTGGCTGGAAATTGGTAAATATCTGGTTGGACAATCAAGATGATGCCCACCGAATCCCAACCACTAATTTAACGAATATTATCTCTAAAAATCCAACCACTTTTTTAACGATAGGAGATTCGGCTTAGCGGTCTGAAATCCGCCACACCTCGACGGTCTATCCCTGTCTTGATGACTCTTTCGCAATCCCGCTCGGGATCTTCTTCAAGGAACGAGACGACGCCCTTGGCCATGCGAGAGATGAGGCCTTCGAGCTTGATAACGCAGTCGTATGCGCAGGCCTTCAAGTTTTCCGCACCAACTCCGGTATGGCCATAGCTCGCGACGATTCCGCACTCGTCGCCTTGGACGCATACCCCGATGACTTTGTAGGGGCTGTAATCCTTTCCTTTGCCCTCGATGACCGAGGACCCCGCATGGACCACTGCACAGCGCAGCTGGTAGAGGTCTGAGGCGGTGAATGCACCTCGCGCCGTTATGCCGTTGAGCTCATCGCTAATCTCGTCTTGGCTCTTCTCGTCTTTTCGCTCGGCGTTCATCTTCTCGCCGGTATTTGGAAGATCCAGGTATTTCACGCACCAATCGGTGTACTTCATACCGACGGCTTTTGCGCAGACGTCGGGTATAGTCACGACGAGGCTCAGCGCTGCAAGCAAAAGCCCTGCGTCGAAGGCTACCTCGCATTCTTCCACGAGCCTGCTGGGCGTGCGATGAATCACGGTCGGGGAGCCGTATTCGTTGGCGGCGCTTTCCAGGCCACCTGAAGGCGCAGGCCTCCAGGCTGCAATTTCGTCGAGTCTCGCATTCATAGGATCTCCCCTTCCTTCTCTCTGCTTCAAGCTACCGCAGATGGGGATTGGACGTGCCGATTCTTCTATTTCAGCGCATTGGCGCTGTATGAAAGAATGAAAATAATGTTACATATGCATGTATGTATATTTCATGTTTGCAAGTTAGTATTTTCCACTTGCAAGGTTAATATGCACCCTTGTTTACAACACGCCATACACACATGTTTGCAAGTTAGCATATAATGTGTTTCAGAACAAAAAACCTCCGCAGTGTTAACGGCACCACGGAGGTAAAACATGAAGCCTCACTCAAAGACTTCCGAAACCATTGTAACGCATGGCTTGGAGGTCGGAAATGGACCGTGAAATGGGATACCGCAACATGCTGGCAGTCGAAGAACTCGCAAGCCAAGGGAAACTCACCGTCACCCACAAGGGCGCACGCAGCTTCGACTTCGCTCAATACGCCCTGCTCAGCCGCATGGCATGGCTCACCGCTGACTGGCCGCTGGACAAAGCCGCCAAGGAAAAGCACATGCTTCCGCGCACCTACGCTTCCGGCTGGCTCAAAATCGCCATCGATTGGGGCATGACACTTCCCCAGTCAATGGACGAGCTCGTGGCGATCGGCAATGAGCCGCGCAATCCGAAGCGAGAGCAGCTGGCCTACAACCGCATAGGCAAGATCGCCAAAAAACTCGAATCCGCAGGACTCATCAAATGCCTTCGCAAAGGCAATGTTCAGCGCAAGAACAATGCCGTGTGGCTGCTGACTATCGGCACGCCGGAGGAAAATCGCGAGGTCGAAGCCTACGTGCGACAGCACATGTACCTCTGATTCCGTGCCCACATTTTGCCCACACTTTTCCGGTAATTGTAGTGATTTGCAGTGAATTGGAGTGATATGCGAACCATGCGGGAACCGTTGGAAACACTGGGAAAACGGCGGAATCATGCGGAAGCCGGAAAACACGACATGTAATCTGCAGATACATGAACATGCCAAGCACCACCAGCAGCAACGCACCATACACCGGCACCCAATGCGTTACGATCAGCGATGC